CTTTCAAGTCATTTACCATTTTACCTCCATGGTTAAATTTAAACTATACTTTATCATCTGTGACATATTTGTCAACTATAAACTTTTGTTTCTAGCCAATTAGAGCCTACTTTGATTTCGACATCAAGAGGTACATTGAAGTCTATATCGTACATTTCTTTCATTGTCTGTACAACCTTTAAACAACCACTGCCGAGGCAGGAAGCGACAATACCCTCCTCTCCAGGATATACATCAGCCACTATGGAATCATGCACTGTGTTTATAAGTAGGCTCTTTGTATTGTTTTTCTCTAATAATTCTTGTATGTTAATACAAGCTAGAGGAACAATATCAGCCGTGGCAAATCCCTGCACAGGATAATTTTTTATCTGTGTAGAGAAACTAGAACCGCCCCAAGGCATTCTTTCTGCTTTAGGGAATGCATACTGCCGACCACTTGGTAGCGTAACCACCTTACGTCTAACTGCATCATCTTGTAATTTTTCATGCCATGCTTTTATATCTGGATACTTTTTTAGAAATGCAGAATAATATTTCTTTTCATTTTCTGTACCAGACATACCGCCATACAAAGGTTTAAAAGTATGTGCCTTTGCATCTTGTCTTGAACAACCTATAATATCAGCAGTATATTGATGAACGTCTACACCATTCTCAATATCTTTTATACCTTGTTTATCTTGTGCAAGAAACACAGCAGTTCTAAATTCTAATTGTGCATAATCTATTTCCATAATGCTACCACCATCAAATCTTGATGCTATCGCTTTACGAATAGGAAACGTATTACCTCTTGGTTGATTTTGAAAGTTAGGGTCACGACTAGATAGTCTACCTGTAGCTGTAACCGTTTGCATAAAACTAGGATATAAATAATTTTTATCTGATGTATGTTTTTTTATACCATCAATAAATGTATTTAAATAAACTTCTAATGCATTGTATCTTGTAATTTTATCTACAAATACTTTTAAAAATTGGTCTCCTTGTCTAGCCATTTTTTCTAAAGTATTTTTATCTGTTTTAAATCCACCCTCTGCAATATCCATAACAGAATCTGGGCTAGCAGTAAACCCTGCTTTATCTTTTAAATTAGAATAGATAAAACCTTGTGCATTACAATCGACACATCTACTTAAATTTTTATATGGCTGACCATTTGTTTTAATTTTTCTAATTACACCTTTACCAAGGCACGTCTCACATTGGCGTGCTTTTGTTTTTTGTACAGGTTCTAATTGACGTGCAAAGATTTGTTTTAACTGTGTGCCTGTAAATCTAGGTCTTTTCTTTTTCTTTTTAGTAACAGGGTCAACACCTAAATTAAAAGTTTTAGACCAAAGTTTTTTATCTTTTACTTTTACACCATATACTAACCAAGATAATTGTTCTGAGCTTGCAGGATTAATCCTTGTATCGCCCATTCTTGTGTGCATAATCTCATCTATTTCTACACGAAGTTTATCATGCTCATCTTCAAATTCTTTTTGTAGTGTATCTAAAACATCCATATCAATATAGATGCCATTGTCTTCCATCTTTGCCAACACAACTAAAAACCTACACATAGTTTTTAATGTGTTAATTAAATGTTTGTGTTGTGGTTTTTTTAATTGTAACATCTGGGCTTCATACAAAGACCTTGTTGCTTTAACATCTAGTCTACCATATTCTTCTACAAGACCAATTGGTATACGTTCAAATGATATATTTTTTTCTAAATAAGGCTCAATCAAATCAGATTTTTGCACAACACCTCGATACTCACAACAATGTTTTAGTTTTAAACTTCTTTTAATACCTTTGTTCATAACATACTCGCCAATCATAGTGTCATAAACTCTACCATCATATTTAAAACCTGCTTCCCACAACCATAGTAAATCAAACTTTATATTGTGCCCGATAAGTAATTTTGTTTTATCTAAAATATCCTGCACTATTTTTTTATTTGGAATACCTTTGAACTCGTTATGTCTAAAAAATACATACTCATCATTGATACCCATGCATACTAAAAAGTTGTTTGGATTTTTTGCTGATGGGTCTTTCTTACCATCTTCTGTTATTTGAAAACTTGTTTCAACATCAAATACAGTTATCATAAATCGTACCTCGATAGTTCTGGTACAATGGTACAAACTAACTGCCCATGCCAACCTGTTATTTTATTTTTACTTATAGCCAAACTTCTAATCCTTTCATCTGTATCTAGTTTATCTCGATGTCCTACACCAATAATGACATCGGCTTCTGCGGCTTTACCTGTCTTACTACCCTCCATCATATCAAAAGTTAAATCAAACTTGCCTTGACCATCTGCTGATGCTTGGGATACAGCTATAACACAACAGTTATTTCTTTTTGCAATCTCTCTTGCACCTGTATAAATAGCACGAAGTTTTTCATCTGTACGTGCAAAAGAACCTTTTACATTTACTTTATCTAGTTGGTCTACAACTAAAATATCTGGATTTTCTTTTTGCACAAACTCATCAACATCATCAAGAGACCAGTCAACAGTATCAAGTATCTTAATATTTTGTCTCACTTCGGCCCATTTTGTACTAGCTTCTGTCTTGTTTGCCCTAATTTCATCAAGTGTCATGCCTGTATAGGCGTTTATTAGTCTCATTTGTGTACGAATTGCAGGCTCTTCATTGATAAGTGCACAAACTTTAGCACCCTGTGACGCAAATCCGTCAACTCCCGAGACTAAATTTACCCAGAATGCAGTCTTACCTGCCTCTGGTCGTGCAAAAATAATTACAAGATTACCATCACCAACACCATTTACTTTGTCACGAAGAGGTTCTAAATTAAACTTCCACTTTGTATTGTCTTTTAATTGTTCAATTAAATCTTCAATATTACCTGTAATGTATGCGTAGTCGTTTACTTCTTCAAACGTAACATCTAATTGTTTTCTAATCTCTGTAAAGTCAGCATCACTACCATTGTATATTTCATTTGCAAGAACAGCTATCTTTTCTGCTATACGTCTTTTAAATAAAGAACGAATAATATTCTGTGCTATCTTTTCATTTGGCAGTTCTAATTCTTTTAGTTCGTCTACAAGAACACCAAAATTATCTCTTGCCGCTTTTGAAAGAGCAGGATTGTACACATCAAGATGCAGTGTAGATAGTTCGTTAATACTTAAATCTTTTTCTGAATCCTCATGTGCGTTTTTAATAGTTTCGTACAATGCACCTGTGCCATTTGTAAAAAACTCTTTTGTTAGTTTACTTTTATTTTTATGATAAAAGTCTTTGTTTAATAATAATTTAATTAATTCCTTTTCCATCATATCGCTTTACCAGTATACTCCTAACTCTATCCCAGTTAATTCTATCTCTCCATTGGGGATTTGTTTTAGGAAATCTTAATGCCTTTCTATCAAGTTTCTTTTTTAATTTCAATATTTTTCTATAGCACTTTGTTTTTTTCATTTTACAAAACCATAATCATTACCATACTTCCAATCATGAGATAGCTTACAACTATCGCACACACGATTGTAGTTGCCTTCACTCATAAAATTTTTATTACACATCATACATTCCTTCTCTTTCTTTTCTTTTTTGTCCATAAATTCTGGTTTAGAATAATTGTAATAGTCTGGCCACTTAAACTTTTCTTTTGTCATTTTTTTTTATCTCCCTAACAGATGTCAGCCACATGTTTTCAAAAGCTCTAATACTTTTTCTTACATTTGCTTCTGTTATTGGCTTTCCTTTTATTTTGCCATAAATAAATTCTGACATCAAAGTAATTAGTTGTTCAGAAAACATTTGTTTACTCATCATATGTCTCTAATTCATTTATTAAAAATTTATATATTTTTTTACCATGTATGTTTTGATAACTTCTGTTTGTTAAATCAGCATTTTTTATAATGTATGTGTTTGGAAAAACACGTTCATTGTTTTTATTTTTATAAGTTATATCTATTAACAAATCATTTTTTAATCTAAACTCTGCAATACCAATACTGTTATCTTTCCATACAGGTTCTTTTATTTCATATCTATTCATTTTGTAATATACCCTTTATTTCTTGTTCATTAAAATACTTCAAATCATCTTGAAGCATCTTTACTTTTGTAGGCATATAATATCTTAGCTTATTACTTATGTCAAACGCCTTGGTTGTTGCATCTCTGTCAAGTGCAACTATGACTTCCTTGTATTTTTTTCTAATAACAGGAATAAAAGTATCTGGTAAACTTGTACCCATTAATGCAACACCAGAATACAAATGTGATACAGCACATGCACTAGCACAATCCTCAACCAGGATTGCCTTGTCTTTGTTTCCACAAATAAAAGGATATGATTTGTCGCCATAAATATACCATTTAGGATATACTTTAGAATTTAACCCTCTGCCTATCGCACCTCGTAGCTTTTCCTTTTCTTTGATTAGAAAAACTATTCTATGTTGCTTTACATCATACATGAAACTTGCTTTTCCTTTTTCTTTGGCTTTGATACAATTATTTTTCTTTAGGTATTCTACACACTTTGGTTCTGAATGTATTGATATAAAACTAGATGGTAGTACAAATGGCTTTTCCTTTTCTTTTCTTTTGGTTACTACGGTTTCGTATACCTGTTGCATTGTAACTTCTGCTTGATGTTTGCCTTTAGCTGAACAGGACGCATGAAAACAATACCACATTAAATCTGCGTTATTCTTTTTTATTGTGAGAGTATTTGTATTATGACAGAATGGGCAATCTATTCTTGTATCTACATCTGTAT